CTAGAATCTCATCGACAAACATCCAGTCGAGATAGCCGATCACCGGCACGCCGACGCCGTCAAGCGACGTCTCGACCTTGTGCTGGTCGCCCCGGTTGGGCCGGATCGGCACGCCGTGCGTGCGTAGGGCGAGTCCTTGCTTGACCATGCCGGGGATGACGCCGCGCTCGGTGTCGCGCTTAGGGTCGCCCGAAAGCGCCGTAAGGCGGTCATAGACGGGCAAGGCGACGGCGACGCAGGCGTCAAGCGTCAGGTCGTGGTCAAATAGCCCCGCGCTGACGCCCGCCTCTGTCGCCGTGCCACGGTGAGCGGCGGCGCCCACACCCCCACGGTGGCCCAGGAGCTTTTCCATCACCCACAACGACGGCGCGTTAAGCCAGAGGTTGATGGACGACGGCGAAAGGTGGCCGATGTTGTGTGTCTCAAATGCGTTCGTCATGCCGCCCTCGCTTGCATCTGTCTTGAACCGTAAAGCGCGATCAGCGCAGCTTCGGCTCGCCCGTCATCCTTCACGCGCGCCCACTCGCCTGCGTATCTCGGGAAGTAGCGAGACGCGGCGGCGCGTGCGCCATCCTTCTCCGCCGGCACGTTAAGCGCGCGCTTCCACACCTGGGGTGTTACGTCGTGGATCGTCAGGAAGTTGGCGGCGCAGATGCCGCGCAACAGGCCATAGCCGCGCCCGAATGTGAACGCGCCGACCGCGCCCTCTCCTGGCCGTGTAGCGACCTGTTCGAGCCACACTTCGCGCACCTCCACCGCCCACTCGTCCACGATCCGCGCCAGCGCGTATTCGTCAATCACGCGCTTCTTGAGTTGCAGCGTCGGGATGTCGATGACGGTGAGTGCGCCAGAGGGCTTGAGGAACGCAAGCGCGCCTGAGAGGCCGGGGTCTATTGCGAGGATGGTCATGCGGCGGCCGTGTCGAATAGCTGCGGCGTCTCGCCAGCCGCCTCTGCCTCCGAGACGTTCTTGACCGCCTGGCGGAAGTAGGCGGGCTTCAATTCCGAACCGACAAACCGACGCCCGGCCTTAATCGCTGTCCACCCTTCCGAGCCGATGCCCATGAACGGTGAAAACACCGTATCGCCAGGGTTCGACCAAAGCCGGATGGCGCGCTCAATCAGGTCAAGCTGCAGCGGGCAAAGGTGGCGCTCGTCTTTTTCCTCGCGCGCGACTTTGACGTTCAGGACGTTAGTCTGTTGAATATCCATCCAGACCGGCGAGGCCCATTGCTGCCAAAGCGAGACAGGGAAGTTGCGCGCGTCGTGGCCTACCTTGTCGGCGTCCTTTTCGTCATCCGGCGTCTTGCGGAACACCATGACGTAGTCCGCCATGCCTTGGCGGTTTCGCGTCGCGTCGGTCTGAATTTGCTTGTAGAGAAGCCCCAGCGCCTTGGTTCGCTGCATCTCCACGACGGGGTCTTTCCAGACGGTGATGCGGCTATGGAACGTCCATCCGGCTTCCTCGTGAACCTGCCGAATGTCGCTCGGGAAGTCGTAAAGCCCGATCACCCCGTGCGTCGTTTTCGTGCGCGGCAGGTCCGAGCAATGGACCGCCGTCAACCGGCCCGGCTTGGTGATGCGCAGTTTCTCGCGGACTAGGAACGAATATAGCCGGCGAAACTCCGCCTCGTCGGCCACGTTGCCCATGTCGCGCTCGCTGTCCGAATAGACGAACAGTTGCGCGAACGGCGGCGAGTACACCGAAAAGCCCACGCTGTTGTCGGGGAGCGTCGATGCAAACTCCACACAATCGGCGTTGACGATGTAGAAGCCGCGCCCAGTGGCGCTGTCGAGAACGTGGCTCATGCTGCGGTCATCCATGATGGGAGCTGGACCGGGGCGGTCGGCTCATAAGGGGATTGTTCGTTTTCAATTCGGACGGCGCGGCGCATGGCCGCCGTCATCTCGCGCTTCATGGCGTCGTGGTCGCCGCTCTTGCGGTTCACGACTTGCCAGATGCTTTCCTCGGTGTCGGCGCACGCCACATGGACGCTGACCGGGCGCGTTTGCCCGAACCTCCAGCACCGCCGGATTGCCTGATAGAACGCCTCGTAAGAGAACGAGAGCCCGACAAACGCCATCCTAGCGCAATGCTGCCAGTTGAGACCGAACCCGGCCAAGGATGGCTTGGTAATCAGGATGCGAGCCTGACCCGTCGAGAACGCGGTGAGGCGTTCCTCTTTCTGGTCCGCCGTCATCGACCCGCGAACCTCTATGGCGCCGGGGATGCGAGCAACGAGCGCGTCCGCCTCATAGTCGGTGTCGCACCAGATGACCCAAGGCTCACACGGCTCCCGCGCGACAATCTCCGCGATCAGGTCGGCGCGCGCCTCAATGGTCATGCGCTTTTCGCGGTGGATCGACGTGGCGGACGTGTCGGGGATGCGGAACAACCGACCCTGCCCGTCCTTTTCGGCGCCGCTGTCCAGCGACCGATCAGCCTTCACAACGTGGCGCTCGAGATTGAGCGGCGGAAGCGCAAAGCCATCGTCCGAAAACCCTAGATCCGATGGCTTGGAAACGCAGCGCGCCCATGACGCCACCCATGACCAGAAGTCGCGGACGGCATGGCCCTTCATGCGCCATGTGCCGGTGTCGGCGCTGTCGTGAATGAACCAGCGCGTCAGCATTTGGGATGCCGAGAGCGTGCCTAGAAAGTCGGAGTGTTGGCCTAGCTCGGAATGGTCGTTAGGCGCCGGCGTGGCGGTGCAGGCCAGACGGAAGCGCGTGTCTGAAAACGCCTGAATGAGCGACTTGGACGTGCGCCCGTTCATGCTTTTCAAGATGCTGGATTCGTCCAGGATCACCCCGCCAAACGCGGACGGATCAAACTTGTCCAGCCGATCATAATTGGTGATGTAGACGCGCGGCGTGGTGATCTGGTCGGGCTCACGAATGGCCCGCGCGTCGATCCCGAACTTCTCCGCTTCGCGCTGGTGTTGGGCCGCGACAGCGAGCGGCGCCAGCATCAAAACGGGCTCGTTCGTGTGTTCAACAACAATGCGGCCCCAATCAAGCGCGCAAAGGCTCTTGCCCAGTCCAGTGTCCAAAAAGAGCGCCGTCCGACCGCCTCTCAGCGCAAAGTCGGTGACTGACGCCTGATGTGGGAACATGGCGGGGTTGAGGTCAGGAACGCGGCTTAGCCCAACGGTGGGCGTGGCAATGCGCTTTGCAGCAACGGCCTGACGATATTCATTCAGCCCGCTCATACCACCCTCTCCAGCCCGCTAAGGTCGCTGCGTGTCGGTTGATACATGACCGCTCGATGCTCCGTGCAGTAGGCGGCTGCGTCCGGTGTTGTGCGCCAGCCCCTGCGGCAACACGAAACCAGATCGACCCCGGCTCCGTCTACAGGAAAAGCGCACTCGCCGAACGAACGCTGAAGCCAATGCTTTGCGGTCGGCGGGACGGTATGCGTCTTGGGGACGTACAATTGCACGTCGGCCGGCGCGGGGACCTTGGAGATTGACCAGTTGGCGACGCGCTTGCGGACGGGCGACTTTTCGGAACGCATCGCGGAGGAGATTGATCTGATCTCGCGCGCCCGATCATGGCCGCGCTTTAGGCCGCGCCTGGCGCACGCCCCGGCGATAGCGCCGCGACCCTTGCCCAGGATGCGCCCGATCTCACCGGCGGAAAGGCCCGCCCGCCATAGTTCCTCAAGTTTCGTTTCCTCCTCCGGCGTCCACCAGTGCGCCGCGCGAACCGGGGGCTTGTCAAACCCGCCTTGGGCTATACGGGCCTTAATGGCGTCCAGCGTGCGCCCGAGGTCGGCGGCGATGCGTTGCCGCGCCCACCCAAGCCCGACAAGCTCTTGCAGCCGGGCCAATTCTGCCTCGGTCCAGTTCACGCCCGCACCTTGGCGACGGCAAAGCCGCGCCCCTTGTTCGCGCGGGCGATGTCATCAAGATGCTCCTGATGCGCCTTGGCGTCCGGTAGGTACTTGTCAGCAATCCGGTTGATCGGGAGGTCAGGATATTCCACGAACTTGCGTGTGTTGTTTTTCAGTTGGCTCATGTGTTTTGCTCCTGGGGTTTGTTTGTGGCGACAGGTTTCACGCCGCCCCCACCAACGCGCCAATCGGCAAGCCGGTGACGCGCTCAAGGCGCAAGGCGACATCAAGCGACGGCTTGCGCTCGCCGCGTCTTATGCGGGTGATTGCCGAGCGCGACAGGGACAGTTCGTCCGCCAGGCGCTGGTCTTTGTAGCCGTTGGCGGCCATCCACTGAGCGAGGGTCATGCCCTAGTGGTGGCGCACGGACACGGCGCGGTCAATCATTAAATGTGACTGAGAGGCGCATTTTTATGTTGACCGTCGCGCTTGCGTGGTGACTATGGGGACCAACGCAAACGGAGACGAACCGATGACCATCGAACACCAGATGGAACTCCTGAACGACGCGCACCAAGCCGCGCTGCACGCCGGTCGGGCGCTCGTTCTCAACCCGAGCTTCGACACCGCCCGCGCCGGCATCCGCACGACGAACGTGCTGCTGGACCGCTGCATCGACTGCGGCATGGACCCGCACGAGCCCGACCACGAAGCGTGGGCCGCCGAGCGGATCGCCTCCTGGCTGGTGAGCGCGTGATGCGCCTCGCAGACTTCCGCCAAGGCCGGGTGCAAGGCGCCCGCTACCATCTCGCCAACGTGCAG